GGGGTTGTAAAAATATCTCCGTATACCTTTTTAAATGCTACTGCTTGTTTTTCTAGATCCATAAAGGTTCTTCCAGCAGTTGTAGCAAATATAGACAAAGGTATAGTAAAACCAACCATCAACTGTCTACCAGCCCATTGTACGTTTTTACCAAAGTTAACTAGTTGAGTAGTTCCTTGTCTAAACATTTGACCAAGAATTTGAGTTCTTTGAGAAGCAATTGCTGCTTGATTATTAAATGCTGCTAATGGCTTTATAGCCAAAGCATCTTGCATACCCCTGGACGCACCAGCGGTAGCAACAAATTGTGTTTGTAAAGTTCTTGCTCTTTCTGAAGAAAGGGCCATTGTTTCTGCAAATAATGCACTATTTTTATTTAATCTTGCACTAAAATATTGACCTAATGTTGATTTACCTTTTCTTAAAGTATCATCAAGTGCACCAGCAGAGGTACGCATTCTAACTGTTTCTGCTGTAAAGAATCTACTAGAATTAGTAATATCTTTTAGTTCATTTGTATATTGAGAAGCAGCCTTTGTTTGAAAAGAGTTACCTTTATTAATTGCAATATTAAATGAATTAATTTGTTGTTGTAAAGCCTTTAATTGAGCAGCAGCAGACCCTGTATTGATCTCAATGTCAATAATACCTTTGGCTACTTCAGCCACTATTCAATCACCTCATAATCTAGACCATTACCAATACCAAATCCTGCTCTTTTAGCAGCATCACCTTGTAAGGCTAGAATGTCGTTTGGATCAGATGTTTTGCCTTTGCTATAAACTTTGGCCTTTAATCTTTCCCATTCGTCAGACGAAGAGGATTTATCTATATCTATACCTTTGAGACTTGCAGCAAATCTACGATCTTCGTGAACTTGCTTTGCTCTTGACTCTAGTATTGCTACTAGTTCAGGCATGGATAATGATTCCTCCATTTCCTGGTAATTCTTCCAAAAACCTAGAAGAAATACTTTGGATTCGATCTCGGCTAGATCTAGTTCGTCCCAACTAGAGCCGCCGCTAGTGCGTTTGGGTCGTTCAACTTAATACCCGCTGCAACTTCAATTATTTTATAGACTGTCGGTAAATCAATAACGTCTTCTAATTTTTCTTTTGTTGCTATTTCTGGATTATACTGTTTCATTGCAATTACTGCACAGTCAAGTAATAAATCCATTGACTTAATATTATCTTCTGCGATTTTTTCGTCAGAAATTTTTTGGAATTCTTTCATAAAGTCTCTTAAGAATTTAATCTTTAAAGGCTTCATTTCTACCTTTGTTCCGTCTTGTAACTCAATTTCTACAACTTCATAGACACTTGTTGCCATTTATCCTCCTATGGATATACTAAAATTATAGCACAAAACCCACCTCTCGAAAAGAGAGATGGGCTAAGTGTCTATTTAGTTTTTGTTATTAACCAACAACACGATCTACGATTTTACCGTATGATCCGTTAGATGCTGGAAGCAAACGGAATGATACTTCAAACATTGAAGGTTCATCACGCTTTGCTGAAACTGTTACGTTGTCAATTGACAATGCACGGTTTGCTACGTAAACACGTTCTACTTTTGCTGCTCCTGTTGCTTCTGGATCTCCAGAGCCTGGACCAACAGCGATAAGTGCACGTTCTACTGGTACAGAACCAAGTTCACCAGAGTTTAGTTCTAGTGTTCTTACTGATGCTGGACCTGAAAGATCATCTTCTGGAGAAGCAATTGAAACAAGTAAGTTTTCAAGTGTGGCTTCAGCAAATGCTGTAACCATGTTAACTTGCATACCTTGCTTGTAAAGTTTTGCTACGTCTAGTAATTGATCAACTTGGACTTCACCGAAGTCTGGTTGGAATTGTACTTCGAGACCGTTCATTGTGTAACCAACGTTTCTGAAGTTTGCATTTCCTTCTAATGTATCAGCGTATTGTGTTCCTGAAACGAATGCTGGAACTGTTGAAACAGATCCTGATCCGAAGTTGTATACTGCTGCAGATCCTGAACCACTTACGTATTCAAGAGCACCTGCGGTAGACACAAACATTTGTGCTGCACCTACGATAATTTGATTGCTATTACCTAAAGTTGCCATATATTTTTTCACCTTCCTTAGTTTAGGAAAAGTGGGGCGATTTCCTCAATCTAATTATATCGCTATTTATGAAAGATTTGGTCTTTCTTTATACTGAGGGGAATGATAGTCATACTTAATAATAAGGTCTCTAGAAGGTCTATATTCCATCAGGTTTGCCACATCTTGTTGGCTTTCTGCATATCCTGATTGAAAAACATTAATACAGTGAAAAGAGTATTTAAAATAATCAGAAGTGTTTTCATAAAAACTTCCAGCAAAATTATTAATATCTTGTGCTGCTGCATCTTCTCTATCAAGTATTAATGTGATAAGACTAGTAAGATTAATAGTAGAACCATATCTATCAAAAGTATATCCAGGGGTAGCACCACCACCTGTTTGGTTAAAACTATACTGACCCATTGAACCACCATAGATTGTATATCTCATTTGTTCACTTTTAATAGGATAAAAATACTTCATAGATCCTGTTCTTACTTTTGTAAACTTATCAAAGATAATATAAGGCTTATCTTCTTCTAATATAAATCCAGGAACATTACTTGCACCCGCTGGAAAAAATGGAATAAAATCTGTTCCACCTACTGTTGGAGGGTATAGGTTATAAAACTCTGGAGCATTAGTTTTAAACTGTTCCCAAACGTATCTATTAATTATATTTTCTGGTCTAAATGCATTCATTATCTAACACCTGGTGCCTTCTGAATCCAAGATAGTGCAGCAGTTTTACCAATACTTCTTGCACTTTTTGTTTTAATAGCATTCTTAAAATATATAGAATATTCTCTAGGGCTAGAAAAATGTTTATAAAAACCTATAGACTTTAAATATACTTGGTTAAAGTATAGGGCATAGAATTCATTAAATGCTTTAACAAATGATCCCCTTGTAGCACTACCGCCTGGATTTGCTATAAATATAGGGCCTGCTCTAAAAAATTCTTCTCCATCTATTTCAAAGAATAATGCTTTTGCATCTACTTCGTTAACAACTACAGGAATGCCTTCTTCCATAATATTTGCTTTGTCATAGAATGGAGTATTGCTTGTTTCTGATACTGAGTCTGATTGTAAAAAGTCTGCTGTTACTAATGCTTGATTTTGAGACAATTGATATTTAAGATCAAATAGTCTAGCCGAAGGATCTCCAACTTGTCCCCATTCGTATACATGGTGAAGCATTCCAGGGTGACTTCTTGCTAAACCGTCAAGGTAGTCATAAAAAACATCTATAGATCCTTCTGCTAAAGAACCAGTAATTTTAGATTTATTTTTATTTAATTCTTTTGCAAAACTTTCTGTATATGTTACAGCATTAGTTAACATATCTATTACTTTTTTAGATCTAATCTTTGCTGTAATCATGTTTGATCCCACCTTTGAACTTGAGACTTACTTAAGAATATTCTAAAATGTCTTAAATTATGATTATAATCAAAGGTAGGGACTATAGTTTTTACTTCATATTTTGTTTTAACTGCCCCTGCTGAATTATTTAAGTTTTGACCATTTATCCATACATAGTTTCCTGATGGGTCTTTAATATTAGTTATAGCAATATCAGTAATAGGATAGTATTTACCATTGGCTTTCTTTCTAATATCATCTTTAGTTCTTAAAAATGCATTTGAATCATAAATTAAATCCGTACCCTTTGTTTTTACTTCTCCAGCAAATCCTCTTTGGGATAACTCGCTTATAATAGAACAACTAATTTCTCTATCTCTATTCCAATTTTTTAAAACGTTACCATATTCAGTTTGAATAGTCTCTGCATAGTAAAGGTCTGCAGTCATAGGGAATAATATATCGTCAAGAGTTGATGAAGGAAGTATCATTACAATACCCCGATACGGAGCCTGTTTCTGTACTTCTCCAGGATTTTGTCAACCATCATGTTACCTGTGCCTGTGTTAGGGCCTTTAGAAAATTTAATTTTAAAGTCTTCGTTGTCAAATGATTCTATATATCTATTTATATATTTTAGGTTGTCAGATTTAATGTCTTGAATTAACATTTCACATGCTTCTTGAATATCTTGTGGGATTACTCTCCACCCAAAGTCTCCATCAACACGGTATTCTGACCCTTCTCCAAAAGCAGAGTCTAGATATCTTTCACGCCAGACTACCTTGTTATTAATCTTGTTTTCTGGAGCCTCGTCATCAACATTGGTAATAGAGGTTCCATCTCTAGTAATTTCATATGTAACTAGATTTTCATTAGAAGTAAGGGTAGAATCATATTGAATTTCTTGGTTTTCATATACTTTGTAAATTTTATAAATTTTTTCATCAATAGGAAGATAGTCCATTCCCATACCCACAATATCTTTTTCTTTTCTCATAAATGTAAATGGTTGTGTTTGAGAATCTATAATATATCTTGCTAGTCTTTCATATTCTATTTCACTACCGCCAGTAATTGACAATGCTGCTGCTATAGAATCTAAGTTGCAATATGGTCTTACAATATCAATATTGGTTAGTATTACAGTATCTCCGTTTGAGTCTTTGACTGAAGCACTTAAGTTTCCAGTGTAGTTTAAATATTTTTCATCAAGTGTAAATGTTACTGCACCAGACACTGTTGTTGCTGATGCTGAGAATAATTCTCCTGTATATAGATCTTCATAATCTAATGTATATGTTCCGCTTGGAGAGATTGAAAAAGTTGCGGTAAGGTTAGTAACTTTTTTATAGGCTCTTTCATTTAATATTTCCATATTATAAAATAAAATCCTCCTTACTAATTATATCATTTATATAAAATGTTGAAGGGGAGACATTTTACTGTCCCCCCTTCTATAGTTTCTGTTTAGAAACGATTATTGTTGCATGTAAGCAACTGCATCGGTTTCTTCAACTTGAACGCCGAAACGTAAGAAAGTAGTATATTCAATAGTATCTTTCTTAGGTTGGAATTCACGATGAACAGTAACGTCTCTTTGGAATCCCCAAATACGATTTTCTGGGAATGTTAAGGAAACGAATCCTGTTGGCATCAAAGGTACTTCTACCAAAGGAATACCAAGAACACGGTATTGAATTGGAGCACCTAATGTTTGTGGTGCTTGTCCATCAATAACACGTTCTACGATTCTCTCTGATGGTAAGTTACCACTTGAGCCTAGACCGTTGATGATTGCTGCAACTGTTTCTGTATCAGCATAGAATTTCATTGCTGAGCGAGAAGCACGGTATTTACGTGGCATTGCAAGGACTAATCCTTGTAAGTCTTCAACGTCTGTACCATAAGTTGCACTGTTTCCAGTTGATTCTTTAACAACGAAACCTTCAAGGATGTTTAGGAATGCATTGCTGCCTGTTCCTGTTCCATTGATTGCTAGGTCTTCTAGATCGTTTGCAAATGCACGAGTCATTGTGCGAACTAAGTGATCTTCTAAACCTGCACCTTCGATGTTGTCTTCAAGTGCTTCTGAGGATACTTCCCAATCAAGGCGAATCTTCTTTGTAGTGATTTCTACCTTTGTGAAAGTAACACCAGCGTTAGTGTATGCAGCGTCTGCTTGTGCAGCAGCACGGATAACACGTTCACCAACGTTTAATTTTTCTAGTTCTGCTGTGTTGCCACGCATTGTTACACGGCGACCATCACGAGCAAGAACTTGTTGATCGAAAATGTATTCGATAAACTGGCGTGACTGTTCTGCGTTTAAGATACCGCCACCATCTGATGGTTTTGCGGTTCCTACTGGTCCAAGTTGTGATGCTGGAGTAGCAACTCCACCAACGCCTCCTGAAGCAATAACGCCTGTTACAGCGGCCTTTTCTAAAATTTGTTCTTCTGACATAATTTTTTCACCTCCCAGTGAATTGTTTAACGATAGAGGTCAGCGGAATTGAGGAAACGCCCGCCCCACATCGACCTTTTTTGTATTTTGTTTTCCTGCACGACCCCGCCGAGGTCGCCAGACTTACGGATAGCGGTATCGTCTTCTATTGAGTCGACACGCTTTCCAAACTCTTCTACATTACCTTTGATGTTTTTGATTTCCTCATTTACATTGGCAATGCTCTTTGTTAATTCGGCAATTTGATCATTAATTGATTTTACAGTTGCCACTAAATCTCCAACTGCTGTTGTAACGGATTTGCTAACTTCATCTACGGAAGTTTGAACTGTTTCTACAGCCTTTTCTAAGTCAGTAGCCTCAATTGTTTTTTCGGCTTCTTCAGTAGGAGTGGCAGCGTCTTCAACTGCAACTTCAGTTTCTGCTGGTGCTTCTGCTGCTTCTACTACTGCTTCTGCTTCGGCTGGTGCCTCTACTTCGGCTGCTGTTTCTACTGCTTCTGCTGCTGCTTCTGCTGCTGCTTCTGCATCTCCAGATTCAGACTTAACGATTTCGTCTACAACGACTACTTCGTCTTCTGCTGTTACTGTTTTTTCAACTTTTGTTTCTTCAGCAACTGGTGCTGATTCTTGTTTTGTTTTTGCCATTTCATTCCCCTCCTTTTTGGAATTGTCAGAAGATAAGTCAATACCTTCTGCTTTAGATGAAGATCTTCTTAAAGTTTTCATCTTGTGTCCAACAATAGTATCAGTTGGTTTACCGTCACGGTAGATTCTGATTGCAACTGCTGGATCTTCTGGAGTTCCTGTAATAGTAAAAGAACTATTTGGAACTTTTATTTTTCCATTGCGAACGACTCTAGTAACTTTACCTCTTGCGGTTCCACCGCTTGAGTTCCAAGATACCATGTCGCCAACTCTAATATTTGAAGCCTTGTCCATATCTTCTTCGTCTTCATCTTTCTTTTTCTTAGGTTTAATTGTTTCTGGGTTTTTATTAGGAACATTTTCATTTGTCATAGTTCCATATGATTTGATTAAATTTTTAATTACATCGTTTTTTTCTTCATCTGTTGTTTCAACAAAACCTATTAAAACTTCTCCAGATCTTTGATCTTCTTCTTTAGATAGTCTAACTAGACTATTATCTTTAGACCAGTATACATTTTCAAGTGACATTTTTGTCATTATACCCTCAAAAGTATTTTGTCCATCTTCTGCTTTTTGAATAGATACAATGTTGGCAAATTGATTTGCTGGATTGTCTACAAGCGATAATTCGTGGAGTTCGTAATCTTTAATAACCCTAATGGATTTATCCATTTCTGGGTCGTATTGATCCT